TCCAGGGCTTTGACGAGGCCGGGTTGCCGGGTACGACACCCTTCGACACGATATACAAGGCGTACCTGAACAAGCTAAAGATAAGCTTCTTCTACTACGCATTCCTTGAGAACGTTGCGTTCCCGAGGACGTTGGTTAAGGTTTCAGGAGATGACCCGGACGAGCTACAGGCATTGCTTGACAAGGCGAGGATGCTTGCGACACAGGGTATCATCGGTCTGTACGACACGGAAGAGATTCAGAGCTACGAGTCTCAGAGAAACACGCGAGACTACCAGAGCGCACTGGAATACTTGGACTGGCAGATGGCGAAGTCTGTTCTCGGTCAGTTCCTCGACTTGGGTACTTCCGGTGAACGAGGCTCGTACGCTCTCTCAAAGGACAAGAGCAGCTTCTTCTTCAACCAGCTAGAGGCAATGCTTGACGACATTGCGGAGCACATCAACAACTACGTGATTGCAGACCTTGCACAGTACAACTTCGGCAAGAAGGCTGCGTTCCCGAAGATTAGGTTCAAGCCGCTGAACGACGAGACGGCAGACGCGGTGCTGGAGACATACAAGACCATCTTGCTTGCCAACAGCCCGAACGTTACCCCGACCTTCATGCTACAGCTTATGAAGAGGACGGAAGAGATTCTCGGGTTGGAGATTGACCCGCTGGCAGAGTACAGCGACATGGACTACCTGGAAATCCTTAAGACCATCCCGACAGCGCGTGAGCACCTGTTGAGCAAGGAGAGCAGGGCAGGAGCGGGACAGAACGAGACGACCGGCCAGGACCGTAACGGCGACAACGCAGGCGGGGAAGGCACAGTAACCGAGCGTCGTGGTAGGGGGCAGCAGGCACCGGCAGTTAAGAGCCAGGAGCAGTTGCTACAGGACGACCTGAGCATCGTATCACAGATGCGTGGGCCGGGACCGAACAGGACCACACGCAGGCCGACAAGAAGGCGTTTCGAGCTAACCGACGAGACAAGCTACGCGGGGGAGGAGGATTTTAGATGGTAAGCATACTCGAACTGGCACGCAAGCGGAGCAACTTCGACGGTAAGCCGTCGCTGCACCCGGAGCGTAAGGGCCAGCTTAACAGGAGCAAGCTAAAGAACTGGGTGGAGAAGAATGGTGGACTACCGACGTACATCAACTCCCTGGCGACAGGGATTCTACGGAGCAACCCGACTTGGACAATCGGTAGGGTTATTGCTACTGCCGTCAACATGGCTAAGAAGATGTGCGCTGGTGGGGCCACTGGCATTGTTAAGAAGGTATCCGCAGCGGTAAAGGCGGCTGCATGCAAGGCCGTTGCCCAGTGGGAAGCAAAGAAGGCCAAGGCATCAGAGGATTGGGCAGACGCGAAGCTTATCGAGCTAAGCGAGACAGACCACGAAGATGCCGTGCTACGCGAGAGGCTAAGGAACAGGGGCGTTGAAATCCCTGAGCAACTTATGCTTTCAGACGACGATTACTTTATGCTCACCGAAGGGGATGAGTGGGAGGAGGTGAACGAGGATTTGGATATTGACAAGTATTTGGAGTTTGCCGAGGCCGCAGCGTATGCTGATGCCAAGGTGAGATTGCCGGTTTTCTCGGAAAAGACTAACGCCGTGGAACTGAGCGAGAACCAGTGGAAGAAGGAGATTCTCAAGGTCGGCAAGATTAAGTACAACGGTCGGGAGATTGAATTCACACCGGAATTCCTAAAGGAGATGAAGCACAACTACGAGAAGGGCGTTATTGACTACGTACCTTTGCAGTTCGTCAACGAGCAGAACGGGCACAGCGATGACCCGCGCCTGTTCGGTGGTACGGTGCAGAAGTTGGAGTTGGACGACGAGGACAACCCGACGAGCCTGAACGCTATCTTCAAGCTTGAGGAAGATGCTTTGAAGGCCGTTCGTGCGAATCCGGCTGTGGGAGCAAGCATCAAGGCACACCCTAATTATGTGGACCCTGATGACAACCACCACGGCGCTACGTTGTTGCATGTAGCGATGACACCAAGGCCGAGACTAAAGGCGCTTGCTGCATGGGAGCCTATTGCCGCTAGTGAGCAAGGGGACACGATTGACTTGACAGAGGCAGATTACGTGGCAGAGGAAGTTGTCGAAGCCACGGCAGAAGAGACAGTAGTTGAAGAAACGACCACGACACCAGAACAGGAGGAAACCAACATGGCAGAAGCAGGTAACACAACGATTAACTTGACTGAGCTACTGGAGAACCCGGAGTTCAAGAGCCAGTTCGAGCTTGCTGTTAGCAACGCGACGGCTTCTAAGGACCAGGAAATCGAGAGGCTACAGACGAGGCTAGGAACCGTTGAGGAAAAGAGCTATGCACAGGCCGTAGAGCTTGCTGTAGATAGCTACGCCGACGCTGGCGTACCGAAGGCAATCAGGGACGTAGCACAGTCTTTGATGATGAGCCTCAGCGACGTTGCGGAGGACGAGGTTGTAGAGCTTACCGAGGGAGAGGGAGACGCTGCTACGCAGGTCAAGGTTACTCCCATCGAGGCCGTAACCAGAATCCTTGACGAGTGCAAGGGCTACGTGAACCTTACGGCAGAGACGGGTTCAAGCGCAGATGTTGAAGAGGATGGAGCACTTGAGGGCGAGAGCAAGCAGAAGGCCGTAAAGGGTCTTGTTGCATTGGCACGCGCCAACAAGTCGTAAGGGATTCACAACACTTTAGAAGGGAGGGATAAGCATGATTCTTAAGACAAGGTTCGAGTTCGGAGACTACCTACCGACCCGTGCTGCTAGGGTTTTGGTTGGAGGCCGTTTGGTTAGGCTTGCAGCAGGCGGCGACGGACTACACGGTAGGCCCAACGTAGAGCACACCGCAGCGAGGGACGACTTCGTTTACGGTGCCAACGAGTATGACGTTCTCGCAGGTGAGAACGGCTCAGTAAACAGGAACCACACAATCATGTTGCTTGAGAGCGACGGAGCAATCGCAGAGAACGACGCGGTTGTACCAGCCCCGGCAGCAGGAGCAGACGCCGCTAACGCAGGGCGTGTTATCGCTGTGGGTGCCGGTGCCGCTGGCGACACCGTAGTTGGACGTGCATTGCACGCGACGACGGGTGCAGGCCAGAAGGTATGGGTTATCTACGGTAGGCCGAACAAGTAAAACTTTTAATTAGAGAGAGGAGGGATATACATGGCTACACCAGGAGCAGAAGGACACTTTTCGGGCAATCACAGTGATTTGCCTACCGTTAAGCGTTTCTTGAAGGAGCCGACACTTATCCGTGATGCTGTTGAGGACTTGAGTGCTGACCAGTTCATCACCGAGACTCTGTTCACGCAGGGCTACAGCGCAGCGGGTGGTGCGATTAAGTACATGGAAGCGGCTAAGAAGTACGTCAACGAGGGTTACGACCCAGGTGAGGACTTCTCAATCGCGGAAGGTACTGAGTTCCATCAGGTATACGGCGAGGAAGCTGCCGAGAAGATTGAGCGTGTGAAGAAGTACGCAATCGAGGGTTGGATTACCTACGAGGAAGAGGACAGGAACCAGATTGGAGCATTGGCCCGTCTTTCACAGCGTATGATGAACACGATGGTTAAGTATTTCGACGCTACCACGTTGAACATGCTTGCAACCAACGGCAACGTACAGACCCTTAACAGGACAGGACGTTGGGACGTGAACACCACGACCACGATTCTTGACGACATCATGCTTGCGGCAGAAATGCTCACGGATGAGTCTCTAACTGGCGAGGACACGTACGACGCTAACACAATCGTTATCAGCCGTAAGACCTACGGTAAGCTTCGCTTGAACAAGGAAATCCAGAAGCTATTCGAGGACAAGGACGAGGACATTAGGTTCGGTGGAAACATCGCACGCCTAGCTGGTATTCCTTTGCTTGTATCTCCGTACATGCGTAACGACATGGCATTCGTAATGGAGCGTGGAACCATCGGAGGCGTTGCCGACGAGATTCCGCTTACATTGCTTCCGGTCGAGCGTGTACCTAGGTTCGAGAGGATTTACGTGAGGGCAAAGAGGCTGACGGTCGCTTTCCTTACGGACCCGAAGGCAATGGTTCGTATCCAGAACATCAACGCCTAAAGGGGAGGTTAATTTAACATGGCAGCGTACAAGGTAAAGAACGCAAGGGCAATGTTCCCTTACCGCTATCGTCAGTCAAATGGCGCGGTGGCTACTCACGAAACAAGTGAGGAGTTGCTGGCGGTCAACGAGCGTGGTGGCTTCTTGGAGTCATACTACATGCTTGAGCAGGGAGATGTGGTCTACACCGACGCTGCCAGCTTCGACGCACTGACGGACGAGCAGAAGTCGGGCGACACTCTGTACGTACCTAACTCGGACTTCCTAGGGGAGCACGAAAAGTTGGGTACTATCGAGAAGCTCGAAAGTGCTCCGGCTAAGCAGGCGGCACCGAAGGCTGGCGGCAACGGCAAGGCAGCAGCAGGTAAGTAAACCCACTATGATAGGAGGGGGTTTCCATGTCATACGTAGAACCGAACGATATACGCCAGCACCTTAGGGGCGCTGGTGGTGCATCTGTCCCGGCAATTGCCGAGCTTATGCAAGAGGTAGAGTCGTTTGTGAAGATACGTCTCGATATGGACCCCCTACCTGAGAACAACGACATCATCAGAGATATTGTCAGGGAGTTGACGCTTGCCAAGGTAATCGTTGACCTCATGGCCCCGAGCGCAGAGGACTTGTCTCGGGCACAGATGCACAGGAGAAACGGCATGGAGCAATTGGAGCATGCTGACAGGCACGGAGTAACGCCAAGGAACACAGGAGCACCGGGCGGCAGGGACGTGAGCAAGGAAGTGTACAACCCATACCCTGAGCCGTTCTTTACAGCAGAAAGCTTCCTACCGTAGCATGGCAAATAAATCATACACGGCCACGATGCTTGTAGAGACTCACCACAGGTTCGGGAGTATCTTTACGGAGATTGTGGGCATACGGAAGAAGATGGAATTTCAGCAGGTTGTCTTGGAAGGTATCCAGGCCATGCAGCGATTCCAGAAGGCATTCGCACCTGTCGGTACTACGGGACCGGGACCGCACGGAAGAATCCCCCGAAGCATACAGGCGGCGAGGCTCAGAAAGACGTTCCTAGGAAACTGGGTTGGCGTCAGCAGGACCGTATATCCCCCGGCTATCTTCACGAACGAGGGTACGGGTAAGTACGGCTCCAACAACAGACCATACTTTGTCCCTCACTCGGATGGGCAGCAGGGCGGCTACATGCACCCTGGTATGAGAGGAACAGGCTGGTGGGAGAGGGGAGCCAACATGGGTTCACCTATTGCTCTGGCAGCGTTCCAGCGTAAGGTCGAGAGAGCACTAGGACTGAGAGGATAAGTATGGGACAGCGTGCAATGCGAATGACGTTGAAGGAAGCAACCAACGCGATAGGCAATGCTCTTGTGGCGTGTGCCGACACGGGACCGGACGGTAACTTTGCCACGGCACTGTTCCCCGTACCGGACCAGTTCTTCGCGGAGGCTGGTAGGGCATCGCTGGTTTGCCGTTTCGACGGTATAGCCGCAGACGATTGGAACAAGTACGCAGAGCTACCGAACCCACCCAAGACACCGAGCGACCTACGTTTCGAGGTCAGGGTGTATCACCCACCGTACGGACCAGCAGAAGAGAACGTGTCTGACGGTTACGGGTACGCACAGGACAAGGTGCTGGAAGGTGTAAGCGAATTCTACAGCAACCTGAGGGAAGATATTACCTTGGGCGGTCTTGTTATGGACGTGTTGGTGAACGGCAGTTTGACAGGCGACTTGGTTGACCCGAGGGCACGTACGGAATACTACGGCGAAGAGATAATTCTGATTGCAAGCATCTACTAAGAAAGGAGGTTGACACATGGGAAAGGACAGGAAGGAAGCAGCAGCACCGGCAGAGCAGGGACCGGCAACGCCTGAGTTGAAGTTGGGCAAGGTTCAAAAGCAGGAGAGTGCTGCGGCGTCTACGGAAGAGGCAAGGACGAGTGTAGACACCGAGGGCAAGAACAGGGTTGTGGCTAACCCGGTATTGCGCGGTGATGTTGCATTGCCGACCACGGACGAGGACGGAAACCCGTCAGAGGAAGTGTTCGAGGCTGGCAAGGTTCATTTTGTTAGCGACGAGGCTATGAAGGCCGAGTATCTTGGTACTCCGCTCTTTGTTGAAGCACCGGACGCAGAGTAAACAACTAAACTTAGAGAGGAGGGATATACATGGCAGCAGGAGAGCAGATTACAGTATTTAGGCCGAGAATCTTCGTGGCCGACGTTGGTAGCCAGCTACCGGCATTGGGTTTGGCGTTGGGTGGAGCATGGCCTGCGGCGTGGAAGCGTATTCCGCACACCGAAGAGGGTGCCGTAATTACGCCTAGCGCACCGAAGGACGACATCGTTTCTGACGAGGCTGGTGGTCCTATCGCGGTTGTACCGGCAGGTGGAGCCGAGATTAACATTAGCTTCACGACCATCACACCGGACCTTGACTTGTTCGCGTGGCTATCAAGCCTTAAGGTAACGACGAGAGCAGCCGTAACGTCGGGCGAAGTTGCCCCGGCCCACAAGCAGTTGAACCTAAC